TACGGTAGCGGTTCAAGGTTTTGGATTACTGCCCGACCTGACCATTCAGGCGGAAGCTTCTATCGATCCCAAGGCGCCCTTGGTACCAATCCCAGTCTTTCGTACCAGAGACCAGAATCCGGTCGACAAGATCGAAGAAGCCGGTATTTATTATCTGGAAATTCGTGGATCGCATATTCCAATTCATAATATTCGTCTCACCTTCCGATTCAGCCCCCAAACCCCGAATAACCATCCGTACAAGGTGTTTGTCCGGAAGCAATAGTTGTGGAATGCCGCTTTTTGGCGGCTACCGATAGGTTTGGAGCGTGATGCTCCTCAAAAAAATCACGGTATTCGAGCGCGAAGCTCTCCCCCAATCAATCAGGTTTCCGGGCGTGATGCCCAACGGTTTTATGGCGCGATGCCAGGAAAGGTCACAGTTATGTCGCTCAAGCTGAAAGTAGACGAGCAGGGACATGCGGTTTTGGAAAACGGCCATCCGGTCTATATCTTCCCGGACGGTACGGAAAAACCGCTGGATGTTCCAACCCTCTACGCCAATCTGGGAAAGGCCAACAACGAAGCAAAGGAACGGCGTCTGGAAATCCAGAACCTTGAAAAGACTCTGGAACCCATCACCGAAGCAAAGATCGAGGATATCCCGGGATTTGTGGCGTCTGCATTAAAGGCGCTCGATACCGTTAAGAACCTCGACGACAAGCAGCTGGTGGACGCCAAAAAGGTCGAAGAACTCAAGAAATCGGTCTCCGAATCTTGGGAGAAAAAAGTCAACGATCAGAAATCCTCTTTCGAGAGCAAAATCGCCGAACTGAATGGTGTGCTTTCGAAAAAGGAGCAACAAATACGGCAACTTATGATCGAAGGCGCTTTCGACCGAAGCCGTTTTTTGAAGGAAAAGACCGTTCTGCCTCCCGATATCGCCCATAAGGCGTTTGGCGATAACTTCAAAATCGAAGAGCAGAAAAACGGAACGTTGAAACTGGTCGCTTTTGATACCGAAGGTAACCAGTTATTTTCCGAAGAAAAACCCGGCGCAGATCCAGACTTCGAGGAAGCCATTTCCATATTGGTAAACCGGCATCCCCAAAAGGATTTTTTCCTTCGCTCCGATAGCACGGGCGGGGGTACCCCTCCAGCGGGAGGTGGTGGCGGGAAAACCACTTTCAGCAAAAAGGCGTGGCAAGAAAAGATTTCTTCTGCCACTTCTGATGAGCGAAAAAAACTCGTGGCCCAACAAGCAGCAGGAGACATCCAGGTAACCTAAACCGCCTTTTGGGGCAAGGAGTATTTCTATCATGGCCAATACGCTCACAGATTTATGTGAAACTTCAATTATGCCGCTGGCGCTCGTACAACTGCGCGAATCCTGCGTAATGCCCGCGCTGGTGTATAGCAGCTTCAGCGACGAAACCGTGAAACACAAACAAACCATTCGCATCCCGGCACCCCAAAACATGGGAGACGCCGACGATGTGGCCACTGATTTAACCAATCACGGCGAAACACAGGATACCGCTCTCGATGATGGATACGTCGATATCACGATGTCCAATTGGAAGCATAAACAATTTTCCATGACAGACAAAGAGATTGAAGAATCGGTATCCGATGGGATTCTGCCTTCCGCCGCAGAAGGGGCGGTTAAATCGCTCGCGAACGCCGTTGATAAAGCGTTGTTGGATCTCTACAAAGACATCCCGTATTTTTACGGAACGGCTGGCGTTACCCCCTCCAAAGGCACCGATATTACCGGCGTCCGGAAAATTCTGCGGAAAAACCTTTGTCCGAACGAAGGCAATCAATTGGTATTGGATAACGATGCGGAGGCGTTGTTCCTGAATGCTTTTTCCAAGGCCAACGAAGTCGGCAGCACCGAAGCCCTTCGTCAAGCCTCGTTGGGACAGCTGTACGGATTCAACATCTTTGCCGACCAGTTGGTTCCTTACCATAACGCTGGCACGTTTGCCGATGTGCCGGCGGCGGCTGTGAATAGCGCCGTTGCAGCCGGTGCCACCACGATGAACATCGATGGCGGCAGTGGATCGGAAACCATCAAAGACGGCGACCTCTTCACAGTTGATGGAGTGGCCGGGCAGTACGTATTTACCGCCGACAAGACGGCTACCACCGGGGCGATCACCGGGGCTACCTTTACTCCTGCCGCGCCTACAGGCGGATTCCCCGATAATGCAAAGATCACCATCACCGGCAGCCATGTTCCCAATTTGGCCTTTAACCGGAATGCGATGGCCTTAGCCGTCCGAAGGGTGGATGACACAAAATATCCGTCCGAATCGTCCACCATCGTTACCCAAACCGATCCGGTATCCGGCCTCAACCTTCGATTGGAAACATGGCGAAAGTCCGGAGCGGCTGCGCGGAAATGGCGGTTCGACATCCTGTTCGGTGTCAAGTTAATTCGCCCCGAGCTGGCCGCTCGTCTGCTCGGCTGATTCGATACCTATTCACCGCCCACAAGAATAACTGACCGGGGGCGGTAAAAACGCCCTCGGTCTTAAACGCAAGGAGTTAACAATCATGTTTCGATTCATTACCGTGTTGATGATCGCTCTGGGGCTTTGCGGAGTCTCGTTCGCTCAGGAACCGGCTTTCCTTCCCGGGGGCGTTCAAACCAGTTATACCGCCGCCAAGGTAACCATTGCACCTGCTACCTATCAGATTACTTCCGGCACCCAGACAAAGGGCTGGTTATTGGGCATCTCATATCATCTGCTTGCCGCGACCTCGGAACTGAAAGTGAAGGACGGCGCTCCGAACCTGAAGAGCGCTCAATTGGCGAAGAAAAGCCCGTTGTTCATTATCAATAACAGTTCCGGAAAAACCGAGCACATAGAATTTAAGTTTCCTCGGTACTTTTCCAACGGGTTGGTCCTGGAGGCATCCGGCGCCCTGGTCAACCTGGAATGGGTGACCGAAGCCAACCGGCGGAAATTACCGTTCAACTGATCTTCCCTGTCTATTTCCTATATCCCGGGGACGCATGTCCCCGGGAATTTTGGTAATCAGGAGATTGAATCATGCCGTATGTAACCCTCGAAAAAGACGGGCACCAGGTAAAAGTCGTTCCCGGCGGATCGGGCGAAGCCCAATTACTGGCAGCCGGATTCCATGTGTGCCAGGAATGCGAACCGATTTCAGAAACTCCAGTTACTCCAGCCGAAACAATTACGGACGATTTGAATCCTGCGGTTGAAAGCAACCCGGCAACCGATCCAGGCATCAATTCCGATGAAGAAGAATATATCGACTTCCTGGAAAAAAAGTCGAAAGTTGAACTTCGTGAATATGCCTTCCGGGAATTCGAAATCGTCCTGGATGGCCGGAGAAACAAGCAGGAACTCATCCAGGAAATTCTCGACGCTGCCAAGAAAAAAATGGATTCGATCAAACCATGACGCTCATTGTTGAAGACGGTAGCGGCCTTGCCACTGCCGAATCGTTCTCTTCCGTCACTTCAGCCAATACCTACATCGAAAACCGGTATGGCGCTGGAACGACGTGGGCGTCGAAAACTGATGCCCAAAAAGAGCAATATCTTCGTTTAGGAACGGAATTTCTGGTGAATCAATATCGGGGACGATGGAAAGGCGAAATGAAAACCACTACCCAGGCGCTTCCATGGCCGCGCATCAATGTTACGGATGAAGAAGGAAATACGAGAAGTTCATCCATTCTGCCGCCTGAATTGGTTTACGCCACCGTCGAATCCGCCAAACGGCTTTCCGAGGGAACAACTCTGGAGGAAGACTTGAAACGCGGCGGGCATGTCGAAATGGTTCAAGTTGGACCGATTACTAAAAAGCTGAGCCAATCCGCTACACCGGAAACCCGCTATACCCGAATCGACCGATTGCTTTCCGGGCTGTTGACCAGTGGGACAGGATACAGGCGTGTGGTGCGATCATGACCGATCTGGCTTTTTATCAAGACTTGCAATCTGCCGCCGATGAAATCCTCGTCGAACTCGGCAAGGAATACACCTATCGATCCTTCACGGGGAAAGTATACGAACCGGCTACCGGCAAGACCTTTCGCAGTAATGTCGATAGCCTATGTAAAGCCGCCATCTTCCCGATTGCCAACCAAATTAGAAACCAAGCAGTAGTGGATAAAATCCAATTTGGCGACAAAGAAGTTTTAATGTCTGCCAAGGATTTTACAGCAACCCCCCAAGAAGAAGATCAATTGATTGAATGGCTAGATGCCGCCCCCTGGACGATCACCGAAAATACCAAAATCGCGTTTACCGCGTCCACTCTACGGATCACGGACGGGAGTGGAAGCAATGGGTTTGCTACCGCTCTCATTGGGCAGAACATCACGGTCTATGGTTCGACCAACAATAACGGCACGTTCACGGTTACCGATGTGGCGGCTGAAGGATCGTATGTCCGGGTCTATCCAACGCCCAGCGATGAACTTGCGGGCGCTTCGGTTTCAATTGCGTCCCGGGGAATGAAAACGGTTTGGTCGGTTGTGGTCTCGGAACCTCTCGAACCGGCGGGAGTAACGGTGTTATACGATCTATATGTAAGGAAAGTCTCGCAATGAGCGCAATCCAGAGTTTTGCAATCGATCTCGATCAGTTTGCGCGCACCTTACGCATAAACCTACGGTTGGTTGTGAAACGAACCGCATTCAATCTCTTCGGCAAGATCGTTCGCCGGACGCCGGTCGATACCGGCAGAGCGCGGGCGTCTTGGGATATGACGGTAGGCGCTCCATCGGCGCGATCTCTTCCTCCCTTGTCAGAAAACGAACGGATGACGAAATCCGAGGCAACATCCGCCGCAATGGCCAACCGGCTGGCCGATTATGGAATCGTTTCATTGGAGCCGATCTACATCATCAACAATGTTGAGTATATCGGATGGCTCGAACATGGAAAATCCAGACAGGCGCCCGCCGGGATGGTGCAAATCTCGTTGGCGGAAGTGGAAGCGGAAATGGCTAAAACGCTGGCTGATCGGGGATTTGAATCATGAGTGGATTTGCCCTCTTCGAACAGGCCGTACAGGATCGCATGGCCACCCAATGGGCAGCGGGAAGTTATGCCAGCATTCCCGTTGTTTATGACAACCAGATCCACGGTCGGGAGAAGGAAAAGAATCCCTATCTCGTATTGACGATTCTGGAAGGCGATGGCGATCAGATGTCGATGGGGCCGGAGCCGGTTGACGTTTTTGTAGGGGTGATCGCCGTTCAGATATTTGTCCGGGAAGGGACAAACAGCCGGTTATCCCGGGAACTAGGCGATGCCGTTTCCGCCATATTCCGGGGGCATCAATTCCAGATTACCGGATCCGGCTGGATCACATGCAAAACTCCCAGCTATGCCAGGGTGGGCATGGCAGACGGCTGGTATCAGGCAAACGTGTACATCCCATTTGAACGGGAGTACCAAAACGCGGAATAAAGGAGACAACGGAAATGACTCGCGAGAAAACCAATAAATGCTCGATGTATATCTGTGAGGCTGGCGCTACCCCAGGCGGTACACCTGTCACCCAGTTGGTCGATACAACCAATGGAATTTCGGCGGAAGTAACCACGAATAAATATAAATCCGCCACGACGGACTTTTTTAAGGAATTGGCGGTTGGTATGCGTATTACCGTTGCCGGATTCGTCACTGCTGGCAACAACGGCGAATCCACCATTACGGCGATCAGCGCGAATTACAAGGAAATCACCGTGGATAGAACGCTGGCCACGGAAGCCGCCACTGGTAGCTTGACATCCGCCGATCCAGGAATAGCCGCAGTGGCATCCACAAAAAAATTCACCTGCGCATCCGAAAATTTCTTTGCAAGCATCGCCGCTGGAATGAAATTGGTGACAACCGGATTCTCGACGCCTGCTAACAATGGGACCTTTACGGTCGTATCGGTCGATGAAGACAAGCAGGGGATCGTTGTATCCGAAACGGTGGCAGACGATTCCGCCGATACGGACGCCAACATTGCTTATACAGCGGCCCAGGTCACGGTTACGCCTGTCTGGTTTCCGATCCGGTTTACAGGTGAATCGTTGCAATTCAACCCGGAAACCAAGCAATCGGACGAGATTCTCGACAGCCGGGATGTCCAGGAAAATTACACCGTTTTCGAATCGTCCGGCGGGGCTACGAATCACGTGTTGTCGTTCCCACGCGATTCCGGTGTCAATAATGCATATGGACGCATTCTTGAGGGATTGCTCGAAAATCCCTTTGTGGCGAATTCTGTCACAGCGGGTGCAACCTCCAACGTTATTACATTGGCTACATCCGAAAGCGTTTCGACCATCACCGCAGCCACGGCGGGAAGGTTGGATGATTTCGTGGTCAATCAATACATCCGTATTGCTTCCGCATACAATACCGCCAATAACGGGATTTATCTCATCACTGCGAAAGACGCCCCCGGAACCGTTCTGACCGTCACAAAACCCTATCTGGCATCCTGGGCGGGATTCACCACCGAAGCATCAGAAACGGCGGTTATTACCGGCTGTTATGCCCGTAATGGAGAAACCCGGAAAGCCTTCAACATCGAAAAGCGGTAC